CATTTGAGATTGCAACTGTTGAATTACTTGGGCTTGTTCTTCTTTATTTCGGATTAATTTCTCTGGTAATCCCATTTTTTCTACTAAATATCTAGCTATTTCTTCTTGTTTTGTTACTAGATTCAATACTTGTGGTCCAAAAGTAGTACCAATAATTTCAGCAAATCTTAATACATCTGCCACATCTTGCTGGTATTGAGCTTTAGATAATGGGGAAGTAGCAACAATTTTAACTTTTCTATTGTTTACTTTAGGAATATCAATCTTTCCTTGTTTAATTAATAATCTAATTACTCTCTGTAATAGTGGTGTTACAAACTCAGCTTGTAATCTTCCAAAAGAGGAACCTATTTGTCTAGATAGATCTGCCATTCTCTCAGCTACTTCAGTGGCTGACATAGGTGTTCCTTCAGGTCTACCTAAGGTTTCCATGTAAAGAGCTTTTTTAATATTATTTCTCATGTCTTGTAAGATCAACTGAGCAACATCAAATCTACCAGCGGGTGGTAACGCCTGTAATCCTCGACTATTAGGAGCGATTGGGATTAGACTTCCCGGTACGAGATTTATATTTTCTGGGTTAATCACACCATCATCTTCATAAGTGTAGATACCAGAGATATTCATTTGAGCATTTTGTAAAATCATTTCGACAGTTAAGTTAGTAGTCTTAATAGCAGCCATAGCATTAAAGACTGGTCCACGACCATACACTTCACCTGACGCTTTGTTCCAACGGAAAACAATGTAAGGATTAGATCCTTCCCCTTTTAGTTCTTGCTCATAAATCATTTCTTTTTCTTTTAAGCAAACAACTTGGTAACGATATCTTTCTTCATTAGGTTTGTCATAAAGACGAGTAACACATTCAACAACAATACATTTCTTGTTAGGCTCATCTTCCATACACTTGTAAGTTCTTTCACCTAATTCAGCTTTAGGATAAGCTACTAGTAAATGTTTGTAAGACATTGTTCTTTTTCTAAAGATAGTATCTACTTTTTGATCTGGTCCATTGTTCAACATTACTCTTGGTAATGGCACAGCAGTAAATCTAACAGGATTAATAGAATCTCCTTCTTCTACTTGAAGGACAGCAGTACCAATAGCAAGATCCATAAATGCTTCATGGACTTCTTGATTAAAGTTAGATCCACTTAATACTTCAAAAATGTAATTAGTAATAGCATCTAACTGTTCATTAATTTCTGGTTTAACTTCATCAGGGATTTCTACTCCCGCTTCTAGATTAGCCCAACGACCATAGGTGGGAACCATTCCTGATTGTAATCTTGAGGCAAACTCTTGAATACCTACAACAGCAGTTTCATCAAAGATCTTATCAGTTCTTCTTTCTCCAATCGTTTCTTCATAGAAAGATTCTCTTTGAGGCATAGTATATTCGTATGCTTCTTCATACTTATCTTTCCAATGATCGTGGATTGATTCTGCTTCTTTATATTTCTTTAAGAATAATTGGACTCTAGGATCTAGACTTCCATACTGTTCTTCTTCTACTTCAAAGACAGGAACATAAGGCATTATACAGGACTCATCTTTCCAGTAATACTTTTACCAGATATTTTATAAAATTGTCTTTTAGAAGCCGCAGCCATTTCTTTTACTCTTGCTGCTGTTAAAGATGCTTGTTTTTTAGCTGAATCTTCAATTACTGGTGTAGCTGTAGTTCCTGTAGTAGAAGTTGTTGTATTACTACCACCATCTCTACCACCACCACTTGTTGGTGTAAAGTAAGTATTGTATCTATTTAAATTAACATAAGATGAATAAGGCTTGTTATAAATGTTAGATGCTAATGTTAATCCTAATGTAGGCATTCCCATCATAGCACCCATAATTCCAAATGCTGTAGCTCCTACTCTTTTTTGAGAATCATACATCTGTCTTGATAGAGGAATAGGCTCTCTTTTAGCAGCTTCCATAGCTCCTCTACTTTCATTTGTATAAACAAGTTTTCCATCTTTTTTGATAGCTGGATCATATGTTGTATAAGTTTTCCCAGTAGCATCTGTAACTGTTCTTGCTGTTGCCAATCCCTGAGATGCTAAATATTCTCCTCTTGCAGCTTGGTATTCACTACCATACATTTGATCTTTACTCTTAGTAGAATAAAAACCAGTAACACTAGTTGATGCTCCTTTAACAGGACCAGCTACTGTAGTAACAATTCCTAATTTCTTTCTAGCATATTGGTCAGCTTTAATTCCTTGAACAACAGGACTTGTTGCTGCTGATTTATTTGACATTCCAGCTTTAGATGAACTACTAGCTGAACCTTTTTCTGCTCCCATTAACTTATCTCTTTTCCTTTTTCATCATAGAAACCTCTACCACCAGCTCTGGTAAACAGAGATCTTTGTCCTACTAAGCCTTTTAATCTTCTTTTCTTTTGCTTCTCTTGCTTTGCAATTAATTCTTCTTTTTCTTTTTCAGCCGCTTCTCTTTCTTCTTTCAAGCGTCTTTCTTGTTCTAGCTCAGCTTCTGATTTTTTTGGCGTTCTTGATCCGAATAAACTTCCCATTATAGTTCTATTTCACAAAAATTATGTTTTTTCAACGCACAATATAATTGATAGGGTGTAAATATCCACCATTTATTTAATCCTAGTATTCTTTGAACATAAGATACACAGCTATGTTCTTTAATCCAAGATTTCATTATAGTAGGAAACTTTGTATGATTAAACGCACAATCTCCCTTGAGAACTTTAGCTTTTTTTTGTTTAAGTAACTCAAAAAACGCATCTGTTTTCTTACTATCTAATACTTCAATAAGCATTTGACCATAGATATATTCTACAATAATCCAATGATTACAAGTAGTATCATGATATAGAACCCCACAATGTTTAAATCCTTTCTTAAAGAACTTAATTGACTTATCAAAGTCATTGTTCTGTAGGAAAAATACTAAAACCCTTTTCTGTTTTGCCATATAGACTTCTTCCTTATTTTATTATCAAAGATATTCCAGCTTCTAGTTTTAGCTACTGTAGGTTGGGTTGATCTTCCAGCCATTAATGATCTACCTTCTCCAGCACCTAGCATTAAATACTGTAAAGCGTCATGAACATGCGAATATCTGTTCTTCATAGGCTTTTCATCATAGCGATCTCCAGATGTTTGCAGTCGCCTATAGTGATAACCCCCATTAAACCCCTTTTTTAGATTGATACAGCTATAGTTTAGTAGGAAGCCAGCCTTTCCGTCTACCATTCTGTTTAAAGCAGCCTCTACAGCCTCTGTACGCAAAGCAACGTCATTGCTAGGAGCGGGAACTGCCTTCAATCCTTGTGATCTCAGGATCTGAAACGGAGTAGATTCGTCAGTCTGCGCCCTAAAATCTCCAGCGGGATCTCCATAGATCTCAATATCCTGTCCTCTAAACTTCTTGGCTATCTCTGTTTTTAATAATTCAGAGAATCTGGTAATACCCATATCAAAACAAACTAATTCATGGAGTATTAACCACCTTCCATCTACTAACTTCTGTCCGAATACAGCCGCTGGTGTCAATCCGAAGTCTATTCCTATAAAGATAGTATTGTTTAAAGGTTCAAGTGGTTCTTTAGAAAGGTGTGTTCCTTCATTCCAGCTAGGATAAACAGGTTTACCTTCTTCAATAGATCCTAGTTTATTCATTACATAAACATCAATCCAGCCTTTAGTCTTACCTTTGATAATATTAAGATAATATTTATCTGTTAGATTGGCTTTGTTCTCACACTTAGGATTATTCTCATAAGACTCTAGTTCTCCTTTACTATTTTTCTTCTCTAGCATAGCAGAAGGTTGTGTAAAGAACTCCCAATCATCAGGCTTGACTAACATTAAAGCTTCTTCTCTTGATAAATGTTCTGGAACAGGAACATCTCCAGCCATCACAGCCCACCAATGATCTTCTTCGGGTGCGTTAGTATCAGCTATCACACCATACCAACTAGGTCCACCATCTTTCATCGAAGGAAATCGACCTACACGCATGGTACAAGCATCAATAATACTCTTAGGTAATTCTCTGGCTTCGTTAATCCATATTCCTGTAAGTTCTAAGGATAGTAATTTCTTGACATCTTCTGGTCTATCTAGTGCTAAGAAGATAACTTCTAATTCTATATCTCCTACATGGATATGATGCGTATAAGGAACTGACCATGCAAAGTTTCCAAACTCTTGTTCAGGAAACCAATCCAACCATGTCTTGATTGTTGTTGTTTTTAATTGGGGATTGGTATTTCTAATAACAGCCCAACGAGATTTTCTTTTTCCTGAACGATCAGGTTCTTGTTGTAAAGCTCTTTTAAATACTTCAATACAACAGGCAACAGATTTACCTGATCCAACAGGTCCTCTTAATCCTCGAAAGAATTTATTAGATCTGAGAAATGTCTTTAGGACCTCGCCATGAGGCTTGTAATTTAATTCTGGCATCCTTTAGAGCTTCTTTATATGCTCTACGATCAGCTTTTCTCTGATCGAAGGACCTAGACTCTCTATCAGCTTGTCGCATTCCCTGTTGCTGATTGAACTTTCGGGAAGGAATTTTAAATGTACTTTTCTCACGATTTTTCTGAGTGCTTGTCTTTCTTCCCAACTTATTTGAAAGATCTTTCTGTTTTCCAAATTCACTTCCGAATCTATATTGTCGGTAGGCATGTAATAACTCCTTAAAAAATTTCCATTCTACATACACATTAGGATTTTCAAAGTCTTTTTTCAAGATCAGTATATCGGCTGATCCTTTCCAATTATCTAACTGAGCAAATCCCGCTCCATTTTTTCTGGCTTTCACCTCAATGGTTGTGCCATCAAATAAATCATTAACATAAACATCATGGGGAAAATCTTGGATTGCTCCCGACATAGGCTGTCGTCTAGCTTCAAAGCCTTCTGCTTCAAATAGTTTTACGATTTCTCGTTCTACACGAGTTCCTTTGATCTTTGCTTTACTACTCAATTAACACTTCCAAGCTCTAAGAGCTAGTGCTTTCCTTGTCGGTCTACCTTTTTCATCTTTCATCGGACCTTTAACACCACTCATTCTAGCACAAAAGCTTTTCTTTCTTCCAGCATCTTTCTTTGTCTTTGGGTTAGGTGCGGGTGGTTTAAGATTAGCTCCTTCTGTTCTTTTAAAATGCGCTCTGCCTTTCGCATTTAATCCCCCTTTGGGGTTTTGGTACTTCTTGGCTACCATTACTTCTTCTTCTTAGGGAATCCAGCCTTCATATTAGCATATGCTGAAGGACTGACTGTACTATTCTTCTTTGACCTTGATATGCCTTTCTTCTTACGGGCATTAATATTGGCGTATAAACCTTTACTTGCCATATTTCTTTTTAGTCATAGTCATTTTCTGACCTGACTTCTTCGCATCTTTCTTTGCAGCAGCCATTCCTTTAGCTGTGTAAGGGTATTCTTTTTTTCCTACTTTAGGCATTTTATTCTCCAATCTATTATAGTGTTGCAACACTAACGCTTTATGTCTTAACCAGACGAGTTTAGCTTATATCAGCTCTTACCTAGCGTCAATAAAAACTTTATTCTTTAAAAAAATATATACAATGCACACTAAATGTGGCTTGACATCAAAGCTGTTGTGTGGTTTTAGCACTAGATTTCTATAAGATATTAATTATATCAGCTGTATGAATAAACTAATCAAAGCGTTTGTTAATTTCTTTGAAGATCCAGATCGTGATGTTAAAGAATTTTTGCAAACAGAATACAAAGAAGGCTGGTACTGGGCTTATACCTATTACAAAGAAAGAGGTACTTTCCCTTCATCTCTCTCAATAAGAGTCTGATCCTAAGAATACTTCGTGTTCATCAGGCTCTGAGAGCCTTTTTTTCCT